AGGTTTTAATAGTGTATTTGTTTCTGACCAGACTAATATGCAGGTTGCGCAATATCTTATGGGTAATACAAATGCTCGTAGGCGACCTGATGATGTTGTCGCAACTAATGAGTATTTGCTTAATTTTGTTAAAACAAAAATGGCTCATATGTCTTTGGCTAGTTTGCTGTCTTGCTATCCAGAATACGGGGATGTTAAGGCTGAAATCCTAAGGGATATTCAGTCTGCTGAAGATGAATTTGCTGAGGACCTTTCAAATATGTTCATTAAGGGAGATTTCTTTTTAGATGATTATAAAGATTGTGTACCTTTAATTCCTGATAATTATGTTAATGGGAAACCAGTTTACGCATTTCGGTGGAGTGTGTTAAAACAAAAGAAAGACTTGGCTTTGTCCCTGCAAAACAAATAAAAAATTATGGACTTACAATCATTAATACATGAAAAAGAATGGCGTAAATGCCGTGGCGCAGACGACGCCACACTAGAAGAACAACTAGAAGCGTTTGTTTATTTCTGTGAAAACTACTGGAGTATTAAACACCCCGAAAAGGGGCGTATAATGTTTGAGATGCGTGACGCACAGATAGAAACAATGCAAGTATGGATGTCAGCACGATACAGTGTCGTACTAAAGGCACGCCAGATTGGTTTCTCCACTCTGGCTGCAGCATACGCTTTCTGGCTGGTATATTTCCGCCCAGACAGATTTATAGTCATGCTTAGTAGAACCGAACGAGAGTCGGTCAAATTGCTGGCTAAGTCTAAGTATGGGTTTCGGTTTCTTCCGCAGTGGATGAAAGAACGAGGACCTAAACAAACCACTGACCATCAGTTGAAAATGGTGTTTGAAAATGAGTCGGCACTGGAGTCGTTGCCTTCTGGTTCTGACCCTGCTCGTGGTGAGTCGGTGTACTTGGTTATTGTGGACGAATGGGGTTTCTTACCTAACCCTGAGGAAGCGTGGGCTTCTATTGAGCCGATTGCCGATGTCGGTGGTCGTGTAATTGGCTTGTCCACCGCTAATGGGTCTGGTAACTTCTTTCACCAGTTGTGGGTTGGTTCCCAAACGGGAACAAACCAGTTTGAAGGTATTTTCTTTCCATGGAGTGCGGGTGACCGTGACGACGACTGGTACGAAGTTAAAACAAAAAACATGCCAAGTTGGCAGTTGCACCAAGAATACCCTCGTAGTCCTGAAGAAGCATTTGTCAAATCTGGTAACCCAGTATTTGACATTGACCTGTTAGATACTTTTAGCACTATTGACCCTTTGGTTGGTTATCTTCATGTGTATTCAAACAAAAATTATGAGTTCCGTGACGGTGATGACGGCAACCTAAGCATTTGGGACTTTCCTAGGGCTGATTGTGTGTATGTGATTGGGGCGGATGTCGCTGAAGGCTTGAGCCATGGCGACTACAGTTCCGCCCATGTCATTAATGCTGCTACGGGTGAGATTGTGGCTACTTGGCATGGACATATAGAGCCAGACCTGTTTGGTGAGTTACTGTCGGACCTTGGATGGTGGTATAATCAGGCTTTGTTGGGTGTGGAGTCCAACAACCACGGCTTGACCACTCTCAAGGCATCTCAGAAGTACGGATACCGTAATATTTACCGTCAGCGTCGGTTGTCCCAGCGTAATCCTGAACAATCTGAGACTTTGGGTTGGCGCACAACTAGTGCGACCAAACCATTGGCGATTGACGAGTTGGCTGCAGCCCTTCGGGATGGAGACATCACTTTATATTGCTACAGAACCATTGCCGAGTTGCGGACTTATGTTCGTAAGGAGAACGGCAAGACGGCTGGGTCGCCTCACGACGACAGAACCATTAGTTTGGCTATTGCTAACCAGATGATTCACTATGTTTGGCTTCCTATGTACCGTGGGGATGTGTCTGTACCTAAAAATAGTCTTTTATGGTGGGAACAGCATCTCTATAGTGAGGTTAGTGCGGGTAAAACACCGATTGGTGGTCATAATATTCGTTCCAAGACCGCAAACTACCAATAAGGAACAAGTAATCTATTATTATGGGTTTATATGAGTATAATTGTTTGGAATGTGGTAAATCTTGTACTTCAGAAGGTACCCAAAGGCGTGGTGATGTTTGTTTTAAATGCCATGTGCGTGGTATTAACCTTGGTTTTACTTACGGCAAGGAAAACTTCCATGGTGACACTGTTCGTGAAAAGCAAGATAAGATGTTTGCCGACGCCAAGGCTAAAGGCATAACGATTGCCCCTGCAAAAGATTACGGCTTCTAATGGAAGCATGGCTTGTACCAATTATTGTTGCCATCATTGGTGGACCTATAATGGTTGTTATGCAGAAATTGCGTAATGAGAATACAAGCCAACATGCCGAGGGGCGTGAACTGCTTAATCGGGTTTTATACAAGGTTGATGAAGTTGGAACTAAAATTGACGGTCATATTGGCTGGCATAAAGGAAAAGAAGAAAAATGAAAATTAAAGAAACACAAAAACAAGCCCTAGCATCATACGGACGGTCCGTTCTAGCAACAGTATTGTCGGCTGTTCTTGTCGGCGCTAACAGTTGGTCCGATATTGCGGCAGCATTTATGGCTGCAGCAGTACCACCAATTCTGCGTTACCTAAATCCTGACGATACAGCGTTTGGTGTTGGCTCTAAGTAATGGCTCGTAAACCTTCATCCGACAAACTTGTTGAATACCGCCAGCATTTAGAAGCATCTAAAAAGTGGCGCAAAGATGAAGGGTACGACGCTGTCTGGCGTCGTCTTGTTGACCTATATAAAGGTAAACATTACGACCAGTACAGCAATGAAGATAGAATGTTAATTAACATTTCGTTTTCAACCATCAATGTTATTGCCCCTGCCATTGCTGTTAACTACCCTAAGATTACGGTTAATGCTGTAAGCCCCGACAATGCTGCTCAGGCAGTCATTGCCGAGGCGGTAGTTAACTACTGGTGGAAACATCGTGACATTAAAGAAGAATTCCGCCGTGCAGTTAAAGACCTACTGATTTGTGGTCATGGATGGATTAAAACTGGCTATCGTTTTGTTGAAGAAGCAGCCATTGGCGAAGAAGGCGACGACAACGACCCACAATCAGGTGGAGAAGTACAGCCAAACACTATTATTCTTCAGGATTCACCGTTTGCTGAGCGTGTTTCGCCGTTTGATGTGTTTGTGGACTCGGATGCTACCAGCATGCATGATATGAAGTGGATTGCTCAGCGTATCCGCCGTCCTATTGCTGATGTAAAGTCAGATAAGCGTTATAACAAGGCTGCACGGGACGATGTTGAGGTTATGGCTGTGTCTCGTTATTCTGAGGACCCATCTTCTCGTAAGGTGTACGACAAAAATTATGGTTATGCCGAAATTTGGGAATACTATAATATTGTGGACCGCACCCTAAGTGTGTTTGCTATCGGTGGAGAAAACTTCCTCATAAAGCCTACTAAGATTCCGTATGCTTTTGGGCATCCGTTTGTTATGGTTCGTAACTTTGATGTTCCTGACTGTTTCTACCCTATTGGTGACTTGGAACAGATTGAACCACTTCAGCGTGAGTTGAACGAGACTCGTTCGCAAATGATGAACCATCGTAAGCGTTTCAGCCGTAAGTATCTCTATAAGGAATCAGCGTTTGACCAGTTTGGTCGTACAGCGTTGGAGTCTGACGAGGACAATGTTATGGTTCCAGTGTCGTCTGATGAGCCATTGGGTGGTGTGGTAGTTGCTTTCCCTGCGGTTATTAGCCCTCCAGAGTTTTATAACCAGTCACAACTGATTTCTAGCGACATTGACCGTATTACTGGTTTGCCTGAGTTTATGACTGGTGGACTTCCTGAGATTCGCCGTACCGCTACCGAGGTTTCAGCCATTACGGATGCTGCCAATGCCCGTACAGCAGACAAGTTGGCTATTATTGAAATGGCTATCTCTAAGGTTGCTAAGAATATGCTTATGTTGGCTCAGCAGTACATGACTGGTGAGCAGGTTGTTCGTGTGACTGGTAAAGATGGTGAACCTGCGTGGATTCAGTTTGACCGTGACTACCTTGAGGGCGACTTTGACTTTGATGTTGTCGGTGGTTCTACGAAACCTAATAATGAGGCTGTTCGTCGCCAAGGTGCTTTGCAACTTGTTGACGCTATGACCCCATTTGCTGCTTCTGGTATTGTCAACATGCAAGAACTTGCTGCTCATGTGTTGCGTGATGGCTTTAATGTTAAGAACCCAGAGAAGTTCTTGTCCGTGCCTCCTCCTCCTATGGACCCAGCGATGCAGGGACAACCAGAGGGTGGTATGCCTCCTGAAGGTGGTCCACCACAGGGTTTGCCTCCTGAAATTGCTGCCATGATGGCACAACAGCCTCCACAACAGTGATACCAGAGTGATACCCGTTCCAAAAAGGAACGGGTATCCCATATGTAGAGCAACCTTTGGACTCTAGGAGAAAAAAATGAGCGATACTTTCGCACCCACACCTGATGCAGAACCCACAATAGGGTCAACTGATTCCAGTGAGGAAATCACAACCACAGAAAAGCAATATTTAGACCCTAACGAATATTCTGATTATAGAGTACCAGTTAAACTAAATGGCGAGGAACGAGATGTTTCTTTTACTGAGGCTATTGCTGGTTATCAGCGACAAGCGGACTACACTCAAAAGACACAGGAGTTAGCGGAACAAAGGCAGGCTTTACAGTTTGCTTCAACGCTACAAACTGCTCTGGAGAACGACCCTGCTGGAACTTTGAATCTATTACGGAACCATTACGGCATTTCTGAAGCGCAAGCACAGGAAATGGTTGACTCATATGATGAGGATATGGACCCTGTAGATGCAAGAATGTCCCAACTTGATAAACGGCTTGCACAGTTTGAGGAGCAACAGTCCCAGCAGCAGATTGAGAAAGAGATTTCTCGTTTGCAGGCTAAGTATGAGGATTTTGATACAAACCAAGTTGTTCAGGCTGCGATTCGCAGTGGTTCAACTGATTTGGAAGCAACATATAAGCAAATGGCTTTTGATGTTATTATGAACCAAAGAGAATTACAGTCTCAGGCTGCTGCCCAGTCGCAACTAAAGGAATCTGAAGTTGTGCAGGCTAAGCGTGATGCGAGTGTTATTTCTGGTGGCAGTTCTGCCACTGCTAGTACCACGGATGATTCTGCTACTTCTATTAACAGCGTGTCTGATGCTTGGGCTGCCGCCAAACGACAACTATTAGCAAACTAAAATTAAGGAAAATTAAATCATGTCTAACCCGAACTTTGATGCAATTCTAACTACTACACTCGCCAACTATCGTGACCAACTCACAGACAATGTGTTTTCGGCTCGTCCGTTGACCTACCACCTTATGAATAAGGGTCGTATCCGCATGCTTAACGGCGGTTCTAAAATCGTTGAACCTTTGGTTCATGGTTTGAACACCACTGTTGCTGCATATTCTGGCTACGACACCATTTCACTTACACCTCAGACTGGTATTTCAGCAGCAGAATTTGATTGGAAGCAGTACGCTGCTTCAATCGCTATTTCTGGTATTGAAGAAGCCAAGAACAACGGAGAACAGGAAGTTATTAACTTGCTGGAAGCCAAAATCATGCAGGCTGAAGAGTCAATGCGTGAAGGTTTCAACCAGATGTTCTTTGCTGACGGTTCTGCTTCTAACGCATGGAACGGTCTTGGAAACTTGATTGAAACAGGCAACACTGTTGGTGGAATTAACTCGGCTACTGCTGGTAACGAATACTGGCGTTCATACGAGGAAAACACTGCTGGTGCTTTGACACTTGGACAAATGGCTACTGCTTACAACAGCGTTTCTGTTGGTAACGACCATCCAGATATGGTCCTTACTACACAGACATTGTTTGAAAAGTATGAGTCACTTCTGCAGCCACAACTGCGTTACACAGACACAAAGACTGCAGATGCTGGTTTCCAGAACCTGCTTTTCAAGTCTGCTCCTGTAACTTTTGATGTTCATGCGCCTGCTGGCACAATGTTCTTCATCAACTCAAAGTACCTTTCACTTGTCGGTCATTCTGGTAAGTGGTTTGAAAACACGGCGTTTGTTCGCCCTGAAAACATGGATGCCCGTTATGCACTTATCTTGTGCTACGGAAACCTCACGGTTCGTAACCGTAAGCGTCAGGGTAAGTTGACCGCTAAAACAGCGTAATTATACGGGGCATTATGGGGGGTCACACATTGTGTGTCCCCCCATTGTCTTGTTTCACATAAACATTATAACAATATAGGCTAGGACAAAGTAAAATGACTGTAGGAACTACAACAGGAACATTGGGCGCATTAAACGCAAAAGTAGAATATGGAATTGCGGACGCCGATACTGTTGCGGTTCAGGTTTCTGGAACATGGGTAGGAACCATCTCTCTTAGTGGTTCTATGGATGGAACAAATTATTTGCCTTGGTGCATGCAGTCCCTTGGTCGTGCAAACAATTATGACCAGCAGGCAACCACTACCGTTAATGGAATTTTCTCACATGAAGCACATATAGAGTTTTTTCGTGTGGAAATGACATCATATACTAGTGGTACAGCAAATATTTCAATCAAAACCGCAAGGACGGCAAAATAAAATGGCTAAGAAACCAGCAATCTCTCTCGGACCAATCAGTGATGATTTGGGTCGTATGCTTAAAAAGGCACTCATGCAGGGTGGAAGCAAGTCAAAACAGGCTAAGCGTATTTTGACCACTATTGAAAACAAAGCGGGCGGTATTCTTTCCAATAGCCCTAATGTTCGTAATGCTACTGCTATCCGCAAAGCGGGTCGCCGTGGCTTGGCTCAGGTTGACAAGTCGGCTGCTAAGCGTGCGGATATGAAGTTGACCGATGTTATGTCCAAGAAACACATGGCGGACATGAAAAAGGCTGGAAAAAACTGGGACGGTTCACCTTCTAAAGCATCTAAAGATGGTGTAAAGAAAAACACCAAATCTAAAAAAGAAAACACTAAACTGGGTGAGGCTTTTGTTCAAAAAGCAAAAAACGACAAAATTATTACTTCTTATGGTAAGCAAATTGGTCGTGGTGAAGTTATGGCTAAACGAGCCACTGGTCGTTATGAGTCAACTACAGGTCGTGTAAAGTATATTCCCAAGGATGCTGCTGCTGCTGCAGGTAGAGAATCTACTGGTATCAACAAAGGTGTTGCCAAGCGTACCCGTACTGATGGTCAAAAGAATGTTGACTTGAAGAAGGCTGTTACTGATGCAAAAACTGCAGAGGCTAGGCGTGAAGCCCGCAAGGTGTTGCGTGAATTTCAGGACCGTACTGGTTTCCGATAATGGCAAAAAAACCCAAAGGTTTGCGTGACATTATTGGTGGTGTGGTTTCTGACACAGCCAAAGTTGGCAAGGGTGTCTATAAAGCCGCTAACTGGATTTCACAACCTAAAAACCAAAACAAAGTTGGTAAAGGTATTGCTGAAAACTTTTTGTCTAGTAAGGAACTAGCCAAAATTGTTTCAGGTAAAGGTTCCAAAAAGGATGTTGCTGGTGTTGTCGGCAATGTTGCTTCTTATGTGGTTCCTTACGGGAAACTTTATAAAGGCATTGACATGGCTGTCAAGGGCGGCAAGGTTGCTAAAGGTGTTCGTGGTATAGCCAAAACTGGTACTGGTATTGGTGCTGCGTTGGCTACTGACGCTGCTGTTTCTAAAGGTGTAGGAAAACTTGCCCCCGTCGTTAACTCTGTAACCAAAGGTAAAGGCAAGAAGAATGTTGTTGCTACTCCTAAATCTAAAACTAAACCTAAAGGCAAGTAATTATGGCTAAGAAACCAAATCTTAAAGTTCCCGTCCCTAAAGACTTGGCTAAATTGATTGCTAAAGTGTTTAAGAACCAAGCACCGACTGCACGCAAAATCGGCACCCGTCAAGTAGAATCAATGCCAAAGTCGTTAAGGTCATTTTCTGAAGTGGCTAACTCCACAAAATATGCTGACTTTCCTACTTCTGTTTTCCCTAAAGCAAAACCAACTGCGCCTGTTAAACCCAAAAAAATTGGGGAAGCATTGCCTAGTGGCACACTAAAACCTGAACCTGCACCGCCAAGACCCACTAAACCTAAAACGGTTTTGTCAACGCCTGCTCGTCCTCCACGGGCACCGTCCCTCAAGGGTCGCACTCTTCCCAAGACTGCTGCTGAAATTCGTGAAGCGGAGCGTCAGGGTCGTCGGTCTATAAAAATTGCTAGTGGCACTGATTCCAAACCGTTGTCCAAGCCCAAGACTGATGCTAAACCTGTTGATGTTAAAGGTTCTATTGTTGCTGTACCCCCTAAGGCTAGTATGCGCCCTCCTAAGCCCTCCAAGGGGTCTTATGAGGCGGATAAGACTAAAGGTATTATAAAGTCTGACAGGGAGTTAATGGGGCGTGGACAAAAGGTGCCCAAGTCTGCTTTGACTTATTCTGAGCGTGAGGCTATCCGTAAAGCCAAGGATGCTGAACGATTGACAGCCCTTAAAAAGGGTCCGTCTGTTCAGGCTGGGGAGTTACGCAAGGCTGTTGATGCTGCTAAAAGTCCTAAGCAAAAAAAGGTTGCACAGCAGAATTTGATTGATTTTCTTCTTAAAAAGAAGTAATTAGAACAAAGTCCTTATTGGTATGAGTATTATCGGTTCTGTTCCTTCCCATGCCCTTTATGGTGTTCCCGTGTATGGGACGCTGCCTGCTGGTCAAATGGCTGGTTCTAGTTTGGCTGCACCGTCTGGTCCTTATTTGGGTCGGGGTAATAAGTGTTCTGCCGAGAATGATTCTTGCGAGGGTTTTCGTACTAAGGGTTCTGACTATTGTGCTGGGCATGGTCGTCGTTTGGCTAAGCAGGAAACCGTAGCGTTGGCGGAGGTTTCTGATGGCGTATAATACTATGACGGCAGCCGATATTCGTCAGGCTGTTCGTGACATTACGGATTTAGATGCGGTGGATTTGTCGGATTCTTTGTTGAATCTTTATATCCGTGATGGTTACTATCGTATTTTGGATATGGAAAAACGCTGGTCGTTTTTGGAGTATTCGTTTACTTTCACTACACAAACTAATGTTCGTGCATATGAGGTTGCCACCATAACTGGCGAACCTTTGGGTCAAATTTCTAGCATTGTGGACAACACCCAGTCTGGTGTTCGTCTGAGTATGGTTGGTTTTGACATGGCTGAGCAAACCTATATTGGTGCTTATGATTCGCCATCTAACCCATTATTTTATGCTGTCTGGGGTGGGTCTATTCATTTGTATCCTACTCCTGATGATTCTCGCGAGTTGGTTTGTCGTGGCTATCGTGAACCATTGGATTGGCAAACCGAAGGTGGCGAAGTGGACGCTGTTCCTAGTTTGCATTTTGCTTTGGTTTATTATGCTTGTAGCCGTGTGTATCAACAGTTGGAAGATACAACTATGGCTCAAATGTATAAAGGTTCTTTTGATGAAGGTGTTGCTTTGGCGCTTAAAAACGCCACAACACCAACTAGTCATAATCCTATGTTGTTGTCTGCTGGCATGCACAGGAATGGTTCATATAATGGATGGATTAAATCGCTGGGTAGCAACATCGCAAACTGGAATCTATAATGGCTATTGAAATTTATGAACAGAAAGATTTCACTGGTGGTTTAAACCTCAGGTCTGACCAGTTTCAGTTGAAAGATAATGAATCTCCTGAGATGCTTAATGTTGAGGTTGACCCTCGTGGTGGTGTTTTTAGTCGTGGTGGTATGGCACGGTTGCCTGCTACAACGATTGCGGGTACTTGGTCCCCTCATCGTTTGATTCCTTTTTATGGTTCTACTCCACGGTTGTTGTTGGCTAATGATACAAAGATTTTTTATTATTCTGGTTCTGCTTGGAATGTTATGACTCATTCTGGCGGGGACATCGTAAGCACGGCTGAAGATGGCGTTTCTGCTGCTTCTTGGGGTACTTCATTATATATGGTTGCTGGACAAGGCGGCGCTGCTGGTTATAGGTGGGATGGTGTTGTATCTAGTGGTATTCCTAGTGTGTGTACTACTTTAACTCCTAGTGGTACCGCACCTGACGCTTGGCAATCCACCGCCGCTGCTGGTGTTCTTAAAATGCCTAGGGCTAACTTTATAGTTGCGCATGCTAACCGCATGTTTGTGGCTGGAACAAGAGAAGTTGAAGGCGGTGTTGACACTGATTTTCCCAATCGTGTGCGTTGGTCATATGAGGACATTCCTCACAACTGGAAACAAGATGAATATATTGATATTGAAGGTGGCGGAAATCGCATTACTGGTATTTGTGTTGTTAACGGTGGTTTGGTTGTTTTTAAAGATTATGCTATTTACTACATTATAGGTTATAACAGCACCGATTTCCGTGTTGTTCAAATATCTGGAGACACTGGATGCACAGGGTCGGATGCTTTTGTTGTTGCCCAAGAAGGTGTTTTCTTTTACGCCAACCGCAAAGGACTTCATTTCTTTGATGGTTCAACAATAACAAACATCTTTGAACCGTTGCGTTCCGCTTTTGACCTTGGATATATCAACAACAACATTACAAACAAAATATCGTTGTCGTGGCTTGGTAGGAGACTCTGGGTGTCCATGCCTTACTCTACTGTAGATATTGTTGACATTGAAACTGTAAACATTGTTTATGACCCATCTATGGGTGCATACACAATGTTTTCTACATACGACAACTATGGCGTTCGTGGCGGTACAGATTTTAGAAACAGTCTAAATGAGGAACAAAGACTTGCTTGTCATCCTGTTGTGCAGTCCGTTGTTCAGGTTGACAAATATAATGAAGATTATGATTCCATAAGAGTTAATGGTGCCATTGATGGTTTTGCAACGACATACAGAACTAAGTGGTTTGACGCTGGCTCATTTTTGCAGCGCAAAATGTTCCGCCGTCCTGATTTGGTTATGCGTGAAACTGAAACAACCCAGAATGTTAATGTAAAAGTTTTTCATGATTATCAGGAGGCTAATGGTTCTCAGAAAAGAGAATTTACCATTAACTTAACCAGTACCAATGTTGGAATGGTTTGGGGTGACAACTGGACTTATGAAGGTGTAGGGGAAGATATTAACGCATCTGTATGGTCTGGTTCTACTTTGGGTGGAAGCATAAAAACAGCACAAAATCTTGGGTTGGCAAGAACTGTTCAACTCAATTTTACTGGGGAACTTACAAAACCTTGGGGTATTAACAGTATTGGATACAAATGGGTTCCAAGAAGGGTAAAGGGATAATATGGCTACTATTTCTGGTTTAAACACATTCACGGCGGGGACACCTGCACAAGCATCACAAGTTAATACTAACTTTGGTATTGTAAAAAGTTTTGCTGAGGGGCTTTCTACTGGTACAAACATTGACAGTGGCTCTATTTCTAACGAAAAATTGTCTCCTAATGCTGTTACTAGTGACAAGATTCTTAATGGAACCATTGTTGCTGACGACCTTGCCAGCAATGCTGTTACTACTGTAAAAATTACAGATGCTTCTGTTACTTCACCTAAACTTGCAGCCCCAACATTGGTTAACAAAACAGCCAGTGGTTCTTTACTCATTACTGATGCAAACTGTACTTTATATTGTAACGCTGGAATTACACTTACGGTACCAACATCTTCTGTACCTTTTGCTAACGGTACTGTTATTACTGTTATTAACTATGGTGGAGGAGTGGTAAGTATTTCTAATGCTCTTGTTCCTGTTCGTTCTTCTAATGGTTTAAAATTGCGTACAACATATTCTGCTGCTACTTTGATTAAACTTTCAGATGGTGAATGGCTATTAACTGGGGATACTATTCCCTAATGATTTTAACTTCTGCCAGTACCTTTGTGCAACCAACATTATCTGTTGGTGCCACCACTAATTACAACCAAAACAGTGCCGTCCTTAATGCGGTTGTAAACACTACAGGAAACCGCAATATCACTTTGGTTGAGTTTCAACATTCACCTTCATCATCGTTTGCTTCTGGTAACTCGGCTTGGTTCACTGCTTCTACTAACTCAACAATTACACAGGGTGCTACCAGTACGGCTTGTACTTACAACGCCACAGGATTAACTCCAAGTGTTACTGGCACGCCAAGCACTTACTATGTTCGTTTCAGGGTTACTAACTCTAGTGGGTTCACAACAACTAGTTCTGTTGGTGGTTCGTTCAACACATACCGTGAACGCACAGACCCATTTACTAGCAGTGGAACTTGGAATAACCCAGTACCAACATCAGGTACTAGTGGTTTGGCTATTGACACATTTACCCAAATTGTTGCTGTTGGTGGCGGTGGTGCTGGAACAACGGGTGGTGGCGCTGGCGGTACTTTTAGTATATATACCAACATTTATGTTCCTGGTGTTACTGCTGTTCCCGTAACTATTGGTGGCGGTGGTGCTGGTAGTAGTGGTGCTGATGGTAGCCCAACTAGTTTTGGTTTTTTTGGTGGGACTGGTGGACAATCTGGAAGAGATTATATTAGAGATAGTTATTTATGCTTCGGCGGTAGCGGCAATGGATTTTCTGGTGGTAATTGGGATTTTGGCACGATTGCTTTTTCGGTAACTGGCGGTGGCGGTGCAGGTCTTGGAGGTAACGGTGGTGATGCTTCTGGCAGCATCGGTGGTAACGGTGGACCAGCAGGTATTTTTGATTTCTGTGGCGGCGGTGGTGGCGGTCTTGTGGGTGGTGGCACACGAGGCACACCTAATGGGGCTGGAATAGCAAACAGAGGCACAGGTGGCGCTGGGGTTGATTTCATTCCTAACGGATTCAATGGCGGTTCAGGATACTGCAATGCTACTTATTGGGGACCTTACTAATGGCACATTTTGCACAACTAGAAAACAACACAGTCATCAGAGTTATCGTCGTTTCAAACGACGACATCCTAGATGAACAAGGCAACGAATCAGAAGCCGTAGGTCAAGCGTTCTGTCAACAATTTGGTGAAGGAACCTATGTTCAAACCTCATACAATGGCACCTTCCGCAAAAACTATGCGGGAATAGGCAATACTTATGACCCACAACGAGATGCTTTTATAGCACCCCGACCATCAGGAGATGTGGACTGGGATGAAGAAACATGCCGATGGATACCAAAGGAAAAACTATTATGAGTTGGAACCCTGCCGCTATTAACTTGTTGTCCACGCAATATAACGGTTCAGCAATGGTCAGTATTATTCAGTCGTTGGTGAAAGAACTTGCACGACTACAGTTAGAGATTGATATTTTGAAGAAGGAAAAACGATGAGTGACATGTCAGCACAATATGGCGATTACGGCATTGCTGCTAACGCTGCAATGCGTAAACGCAAACAAGAATCAATAGCCAACCAACAGTCCGCTTTCTTTGGTCAGTTGCGTGGCTCACGGGCTATGACCGATATAAACGAAAGATACACCAAAGGTTTCCAACCGTTGGTTTCATCTTTTGGTCGTCGTGGACTGGGTGGACCTAATGTTAAGTCTGGTATTCGTACTGCTGGTTTAGAAGAGTACGCCAAATCTTTGCAAAAAGATTTAGGTCGTGAAACAGAAAACCAAAACATGGACATGAACAATCTGGCTGATACTGAGCGTGGACAACAGGCGGGTTTGGATGATTACCTTGCGCAGTTGCGTCTTGAAAAAAGCAGAAACATTATAAACACGGCTATAGATGTTAAGTCTATTGGGAACTACTAGGAGTATTATGGCACCGAGACAAAAATTTAATCCCCGTACAGGAAAATTTGAAGAAGTAACACCACCAGTTAAGGCTGGCGATGCTGAATTTGCTGCTGCACAGGATAGGGCTGCTGCTGCTAGAGAGAAGGCTAAGTCTAGTGGTCCGTCAACAAAGTTTGACACACCTACTGGAACCACGCTACCTACAAGACAGTATGCATCTAACGATACACGAACAGATACACGACCTAAGGCACCTGCAGGAAAAACAAAATCCAAAGTTGTCGGTGCTTATACTCCTGTTCCTCGTACTGATGCTTCTGGTCGTTCTGGTGCGGGTGCCACTGGACCTCCTAGCACTGTTTTAACTCCTAAATTTATTGAAGATATTGTTACTAAAGTTCTTAATGGGGAAACTGTAACACCTCAAGAACAAGCGTTGTTTGACGCTTATCTTAATGAGGGCGGCAGTGGACCTTCTGCAGCGCAAAAAGCAGCAGAAGAAGCAAGAAAAAATGCTGACTCTTATCGTGCTGGTATGAGTGCTGCCGATATTCAGGCACAGGCTGGTACTGATGCCCAGACGCAGTATGGTGCACTTGCGCAAACAGCGTATAATAATGCCAAGACTGCAGCAGATAATATTTATACTCCTGCTGTTGGTGATACAAACACTTATTATGATACTCAAATTGCTAATTTGCAAAAGTATATTGATACGCAGCGTACTTCAGCAACTGGCGCTATTGATACTGCTACTACTGATTTGTTGGCTGGGCTTAAAGGTACATCTGCTTATCAGGATGCTTCTGTGGCTAATGTTGCTGCACCTACTCAAGGTTTGGGTGACATGCTTGCGGCTTATGGTGGTACTGGTCAGTCTGCTCAGGAACAGCAGAATATGGATGCTGCTACTAGCAAACAAATTGCTGATTTGTTTGGGCGTAGCAATAAGCAGTTGGCTGGTGCTGAAACTGATTATTATACGGGGCTTCAGAACGCTGCTAGGGGTGCACAGGCGGCTGGCAAGTCAAATCTGGCTACTGTTTTGGCTACTTTGCAAGGACAAGACAAGGCAGGCATTGAAGGCAATCGTCGTGCGGAACTTGCTGGGCTTCAGGCAAGTCGTACAGCAGCGCAGGGTAGTGCTACTGATTTGCAGAACCAGTTGCTTGCCAAGGGTATTGATGCTGTGATGTCTGGTAAGCAGGCGGCTGCTACGACACGGGCGCAAACTACGGCTTCTTATGGTGTACCCAAGAAAAAGGGCAAAGCGGTAAACAAGCCTAAACTGCCTACCAAGCCAAAGAAATAGAACATTAAAGGTATATATAGAGGTTTATTATGGCTAAGAAAAATTTAACACCTGCACAGATTCTTATGGTTATAGAGGCTAGCGGTAACGACCTTGCATCAACTGGTCTTTCTAAGAAACAAATCCTGAAGGCTTTCTTGTCCTCGCCTAGTTTGCTTCAAAAGTTTCAAGAAACTGCTGGTGAGGCGGTTTCGCCATATCAGCAGTTTGACCCTAGCCATGTTTATAATCCTACAGAAGTTGCTAATAGTGTCCAATATAAATACATGTCTATGGGGCAAAAGTTTCAGCCTTTTGTTCAGGACTACTGGAAGGCTATTGCTAAAGACACAAGCCCTGCTGGTATAAATAAAACTCTTGCTACAACTAGAGAGCGTATTCCTCTTATGGCAAAAGAATATGGTTTATCTGAACAAGAAATAAATGACATTTTAACACCAATGCAAGACCCCAAAGAAATTTCTTCTTTTCAAAAAGTGGAAGCGTCTAGACAAAAAGCACAGTTCAAGGCTTTTAATGAACAAAAAGTCAAACTAGGAATTAAAAGCAAAGACACTGCTGGTGAAGATTATCTTCAGAAACTTACTGGACTCAAAGGTTTGAGTGAGGTTCCAAATAATGAACAGTTTGTTGAAAAAAAAACGCAAGACTTTCTTAAAATTATTAAAGAAAAAGGCGTTACCGACCCTTATGCAACTGCCGAGTATGAGAAATTGTTTAAAACTGGTTTGACTAGTGGATTAAAAAAATCAAAGAAATCTGCTGCTAGTTTTTCTAAAGCGGATTTAATTAAAAAGAATCTTGGTAATTTATAATGGCTGTTGTTCGTTCACCGTTTTCTAATGATGGTACCGATAATCAAAACATATTTGAAAAATCAAACCCAACAGCAAAACTAGCCAAACCAAAGGCTGGCAGTATTAGTTCTGCACCAAAGCCTAAGGCTAGTTTGTTTGACCCAGATACTGTTGTTGATAAAACTGGTACCGCCAAGATTGACCCTTTTGGTAAACAAGCAATCAAAAACTACACCGCTTCTAAACAAGGTGGTTTAAAAACTAGTCCTGCAGAAGAAGGAGTTAAACTAAACTCTTCATATAATAAAGCATTGGCTAGAATTGCTGCTTCTGGAACTATGACGCAGAAAGAAAAAAACAAGGCTGTAAAGGCTATTGATGCGCTGGTTAACAAGGGTGATTATAGCCAGTCTGTTGTTTCTAATCCGTTGTCCTTGCTTAAAGAAGCACTTGGTGGTGCTGTTGAAATTACTGGTACTGGACTTAAAAAACTGGGTGATGCCACCCAGTTTGTTTCTAGAGGAATACAATCTGGACTTTCCGAGATAGACGATGTAAGTCGTGGCGTATTTGGTGATGCTGGTAGTGCAGTTGGGGCTATGACTGGAAACCCAATATCTAAAATTCGCTTGGCTGTTGACTTGCTTCCTTTTGTTGAAGCACCAAAAACAGACAAAAAACCCAAAGGTTCATTTACAGAGTTTGTTTCCCAAACAAAAGATAAAAACTTTATGGCTACACCTACGGGTAACAAATGGACAGACATGGGTTTGGGTCTTGGAAACAGTATTGTGTTTGACCCTACCACCTACTTGGGTGTTGGGTCGTTAAACTACATTGGTAAAGCAGGAAGAACCGCACTTGCAGTCAAGTTCGGTTCAACCGAAATGCTAACCAAGTACCCACAGTTGGCAGGGACATTGGACGACATTATGCGTTATGGCGCTTCTGTAATCCCTAAAGAGGTGCGTGCTGCCGAAGGAATAGATTTTGGTATTCGTTTTGCGGGAAAGGTTGTGCCCAAGACCGAGATTCTTGCTAAAACTATTTCTGGTAAGTCTGGTATTGGTAGCAACATTCGTGCAGGTATTGGCGATGTTGTTAACAAAACCGCAGCAGGTCGTTATGTCCGTGTTGCTGCTACTCCTGCTTCACGAGTTGGTTTGGCTACTATTGGTGCTGGACGCAAACTTGGTTTGGACGACCAGCAGATTATAAATGAGATAGCAAACTATACTGCGGCTAACACTGCAAAGGGTTACAGGTCGGTTTCTTATGCACACAACCTTGATGGTTTCCGTGACACTATTAAAGAAATTCGTGATGCTGGATTTGAAAACGATATTGCACGACTTGTAGAGGACGCTGACTTGTTGGCTAGAGAGTCTGACCCTGCAAAGCGTGAGTTTGCTAACAGGCTAAAGGTTTGGCAAGATGGTTTGCGTGAAGAAGTAAACGCTGTTTACAAAAAGTTTAATGTTGATTATACGGCTGGTATGACTGATGTTGGGTTTATTGAAAATTATGTGCATCACCGTATAACGGATGATGCACTTCGTTGGATGTATAAAGATAAAAGCAAAAACTTCACTAAGTTTGGTTTTAACACTGGTGATTTAACACAAGCAGAAATTGGTGCCAACAGTGGTGCTGCTATGTACCGTAAAATTGGTAAGCCAAGGGTGTTGCCTGACGGCACACTTGAAAAGATTACTTTCATGAACGAACCTGTATTAAAGGGAACCATTGAAGAACTAAACGGTATCTATGCCAAGGCTGTTGGTATTCCTGATGCCAAGTTTTTTCACACGGACATTGCTTCTATTGCAGATAGTTACGCCTACAGTATGGCTACCGCCCGTGGGCGTGAAGCGTATGTCCGTCGCTTAATGGATTTCGGTGGAAATGTTGCCCAGATTATAAACAAGAAGGCTGTGCCCGATGCTGCTCTTGTTAAGAACTTGACTGGTATCCATGCTGACATTTTGAAGGTTCGCCGTGCTTTGTCTAGTGCTGTTAATGGTGGAACCAAGGCTGCTGTAAAGTCTGCTAACGATGCTGTGGCGTTTGCTGGTAAAGCACTCGGCGTTAAGGCTGGTGAACTAAGAGTCATTGATTCTAAGGTTGCTGTTGTCCGTGCCACTATTGCTAAAATAGAAAAAGATTTGTCGGCTGCGTATGTTTTGGCTGCGTCCAAAGGTGAAGCAGCCCGTGGTTCATTCCTTGACATCCATAAAGCCCTAATTGAAGATATAAACAACATAAAGATTTCCATTGATGCTGGCAAGGCTACGGAACTTGTAGCCCATGACTCTCTAAAGGCTGTTTATTTGCAGTTGAACCCTGATGCTAAGCGTATTCCTAGTGCTTCTAAAATGCTAGACAACATTAACCGTAAACTTGGTATTTCTGATTCTGCACAGTTGAAAGAACTTGAAAAACAAATGGCTGGATTGCAAGAGCAACTTGCTGACATTATAAATGTTGACCCGCAACAGATGAATGATTTGCGTGATTTAGAGGCAGTGTTGTCTCAGCAAATTGATGGTCATACGGTGTTGGCTGATGTTAAGTTCAAGGCTGATTATAGCGAAGATGGTCTTATCTATGGTGTTGCGGACGACCTTGTGGTTCGTCCTTTTGACCCTAATACTGACCCTATGTATCGTGTTGTTTCAACACGACCTATAATTACTGGTGGGGCTGATTTAACTACTGACGAGATGGCTGCAGCAAGAAATGCTTTCTTGACTGCGCCTGACAGTGTCGCTGTTCATGCTTTGGCTCCTGACCAGATTCTGGACATGCGCCAACCTGAAGTGTTCTCGGAGTTCTGGGACCCTGAGGGTGGCGTTGGTGACGCAGTTGCGTTTGCATTGCGCCAGTCTGGCTTGGACAACGAGGGTATATTCAAATCCACTTTTGATGACTTGCTTGAAGGTGGAACTGTTGACCCAATGTTTGAACAGGTTTACCCTGAGTTATCTGACTTGATGGCTATGGTTACTTCTATGCAGTATCAAGTTTTTGATGGTGTTGTTCCTGATTCTCTTTATTTGGATTCATTTGATGTAATGCGTAACATTTTTGATGACATTGCCGCTTCTGCAAGCCTTGAAAACAGTGATGTTGTCGGTGGGCAGATGCTTAATGACTTTATGCGTGCCATGGTTGAAGAAGGTGTCGGCAACACTGGTAAGCCTTTATTGTTTCCTAGTGGTGTTGTTTATGGTTCCGATAATGCAATGGCTGATGGTGCTTATTCTTTGTTGCTTCCTGACCGTTTTAATTATGCTGGTGTTTATGGACAGAAGAATTTAACTGACGAAATGATGAGGGGAACTACTGCTCCTGTTCACTTTACTGCTGGTGATGAGTTTATTCAGTCTATTACTGATGGTGATTTGCATACTGCCTCTTTTGAGGCGATGCAAATGCAGGAACAAGTTGTTTCGGCTGGTGGGGAGTTGGCTGATGCTTTGGTTGCTCGTCAGGCTGTTCGTGCTGAAGTTCAGGGTGTTTCTGGCAAGGTTGGTGGCTTGAAGTCGCAGGGTTCTCGCCGTATGAAAGCAGCCGAAAAAGCACATGCGGAATACCTAGAGTCTGGTTTGGTTGACATTATGGAGGGGGGCAGGAAGGTCAAGGTTACTCGTGAACGGGCTATAACTATTCTTAACAAGAAGGAAGAGAAGTTAAATAACTCTATTGTTTTGTTAAATGACCGTATTGCTAAGATGAGTGGTCAGCCTCTTCAAAGTGTGTTGAAGCGTAAGGCGGAACAAGAAGCACGGTTGTCCACGCTACTTGATTCTAGGCGTGTGATTGAGCGTTGGACTGAAAGAACTGGCGAGGCGTTGCGTGCAGATATTGATAATCTCTCGCACGCAATCGCTTTTGACCCTCCAACTGGTCAGGCTGGGACAGATTCAAGGGCGTGGGCTACACGAGTCAACGCCCGTATTGACGCTACTGCCAAGTTGGAGAACACTCCTGTCAAGAAGGCTTGGGAACGAATTACTACGCAGTTGGGTGCTGATGAGGCGCAGTTGGCTTATTTGGATAGTGTTGTTATACCTGACATTATACAGCAGCGTGCCGCAGCAATGGAAGGACTTGTTGGTTCTGTAATGCGTGACGACATTAAAGCAGGTTGGGAAGTTCTTGAAGGCTTGGGTGTGCAGATACCGCCTGAGTTTGCTGCGGTTATGAAACCTAATATTGACAGGCTTGCTAGTCGTGCGGAGTGGGGACCATTACGCCGTGCATATATGGAATATCATCAGGCGTTTAAAACTTACGCCACAATGTCCACAGGTTTCTTGGTGCGTAACGCCATGTCGGCTACCTTTATGAACAGTGTCGCTGGTGTTTCCACCGAGAATATGCGTCTTGGGTTGAAGGCTACTACGGCGTTGCGTAAGCATGGTGTTGACGGCTGGCTTGGACCCAAGGGTTTGAACATTACAGACCCTGCTGAGATTAAGATGTGGAACGAAGCGTTGCGTGGTGCCGAGGCTACTGGTCGTGGTATTGCTGACGATTTCAGGTCACCTGTAGTTAATGGCGGTTTTGGTAACAAGGCGTTGCAGAAGGTTCAGAAGAACCGTGTTACCGACTGGTTTGCTAAGGGTAATGATTTTGTTGAGCGTGCTGTTCGTTTGCCTATGGCTTTGGATACATTAAAGTCTGGTGGAACTTTTGACGATGCTGTTTATCGTATTAGTCGTTACCATTTTGATTATACTGATTTGTCTGCATTGGATGAAACTGCAAAGCAGTTTATCCCTTTCTGGATTTGGACTACCAAGAATCTTCCGTTGCAGTGGACTGAGCAGTTGCTGCGCCCATCATCTTATAATGCTTATAGGCAGATGCAGGAACGCAACCCTGTAACTGGTGACATCGCACAACCTCAGTGGTTGAGCGAGTCTGGTCCGATGGGATTGTTTAATGATTGGGTGTTGAACCCCGACATGCCGATGTCTCGTATGGGTTCTACTTCTAAGAAGTTGGTTAGTTTTTCGGGTTTGATTAGTCAAGCCAACCCGCTTATAAAAACTCCTTTAGAGTTTGGGGCTGGTAAACAGTATGGAACAAACATTCCATTTAGGGATGAAGGAACAGAGGCTAGAGGCTTGGACAAGGGGATTGCTAAGTTGTTGGAACTTGCTGGTGTTGAGTCTCGTAATGACGAGGGCAAGTTGACTATTCCCGATGAGTTGTCCACGCAGATGGGTTCTGTAATTCCGTTATTGGGTAAGGCACAGCGTTTGAGTGGTGGACTCGTTGGTGGTAAACCTACTTATAATGAGCGTTGGTTGACTAGTGTGTTGACTGAAATTGGTGTGCCTGTGCGTAAGGTTGGTCCAAGGCAGCAGCGTGGTGAACTTATATCTAGAGGTTTTAAGTTGTCTGATTTAATGCAGGCTTTAGAAGATAGAGGAATGGTAGGAAAATGACCGTAAATAAAACTGATTTTTATAACTGGCAAAAAGGGACGAAACTTGATAAGGCTCGTTTTGGTGGCAAACCTAGCCCTAATGTTGTGGCTTGGAAAGATTACCTATTGAAGCGTTATGGCGGTACCAGTGTTGGTATTGTAAACAAGCGTGAGGTTCGTGGTGGCGGTGCTTTGTCCACGCACTACTTTGGCGCTGCACTTGACTGGCGTTACCCTACACGGGCTGCTGGCAAGTTGGCTATGAAGGAACTGGTTAACAACTCTAAAGAGTACGGCATCCAGATGATTGTTGATTATGTTGGTTGTGTGATTTGGACACCGAAGCAGGGTTGGCATAAAGCCACACCCAATGCGCACGGAATGGGTCAGTCGTGGGCTGCTTGGTTGCATGTTGAAACCACAAAAACTGATTGGGCTAACAAGAAGCGCATTGAGGACCGAATTCAGTCATAGATTTGTTCTTCCATGCTGTTAACTATAAAGTCATAATTAACCATGGAGTTTTCAAATGCTTCTTCGTCGCCTGCGTTTGCTAGGTCCCATTCGTCAATCATGTTTCTGGCACCTAGTTTTGTAATGTGAAACTCAACCACTAGAGTGGTTTCCTTTTCTTCTTCTAACGAGTTAAACTTTATGTTTAATTCTTTGATTACTTTATCTAGGTATTCGTCGTCGTTATTTGTAGTCATTATGTCTGTCCAGTATTTCTTCTAGTCTGGCTAATGTTTCTTTCGTTGGGTTTGTGGCGTGTTTACGGGCTGCTATGCGCAACAGGCGTAGTTCTTTATGCGTGTTGCGGTACATGTCCCAGCCTGCTTCTTCGTGCGGTGTCATTTTAGAGTTCAAGGCATGCCTCTTCGTATGAGTTAAGTGCCCGCCATGCTTTGCGCCACACTTTTGGTGTGTCGCAATCTTCTTCCAAACACATTATGGAGTATGCTAGTTCGTGGGCTACTTGTTCCCAGTCTGGTTCATTTTTCATTTTTTGTTCTTCCTGCTTTAATGAGTGTAATAACTTTGGTGACATCCGTGATGTCGGCAATGCGTGCGAGTGGTAACCCCATCTGTTTGGCTTCTCGTTGTAGTTCATTGAGTGTTTCCTTTAGTTCCTTTAGGTTGACCATTTTGTCTTTCGTTTATTTCTATAAATATTGGGTGTTTTAACATTTCGGTTTTTAACCGTTCCAAAGCAATGCGTGTCTTGCGCCACGCATGTGATTTGGCTTTAATGTTGAGATTATCTGCGAGTACCTCATAAGTTACTCTGTCGTAAAAGATTTCGTATAATACATTCTGGTCCGCTTCGCTTAGCAAGGACATGCAGTGGGACACTGCTTCTAGCAGTTCTGGTGGCGTTTCTAGGTCGTCACTTGATGCGTACATGAAGGGTTGCATTAGCACTTCAATTTCGGATGCTGATGTTGGCAGTTTCCTACCTAGGTCATACTGCATCGTAAGCCTCGTTGGTCATCAGGTCGGTTATGGCTTCTGGTAGCAACAGGTACCCACGGGATGGGTTGGATGATGACCATGCCATGTTTATCATCGTGGACTTCTTATAGATGTCCTTGTTAACCTTGAGATAGCGTTTGATGCGTTCTACACTTATAATGTGGAACGCACCTTGGGTGCCGTCTAGGGTGAGAACATAAACCCACCATGTTGCTTTGGTGACGGACAACCCTGATGGTTTCCATACGGCTTTGTCGTTTTCGTCACGCAACCTTCGGGGGTTGTGTTCCATTTCTAAAACCATTTTACCGTTACGGTATCGGTCTGTTTTTACTTCAAAGGCTCCCGACTCCATGGAGTCTAGAAAGTCCTCAACTAGTTTTTCTCCTTTTTTACCGAACGCTAGGTCGGTGCGGAAGTCAAACTTTTTGTTTGGGATGTCATAATCCGAGAATTTGCCTGCTGGTACTGGTGCGTCGGTCATGCTTTCCACGCTTCCACCAGATGTACTTGCTTGTCGTCTGCCCAAGCAGCGCCATTAAGTCCGTCCATAACTGTTTTGACATAATTATCTATGTCGCCTCGTAGTTTAGAAACTTCCAGTGTGGATTCACCTACGGTGATTTCCATGCTGGTTGGTGTGAACTCTATGCGTAGCCATACGGGTCCTTCAAATACGGGTCCGTCTGACATCATGTATGCGCCACGCACTAGGGCTTCTGCTTCTAGTGTTTTGACAGGTGTGAACACACGACCTCGGCGTCCCAAACGGGGGCGTCCTTTTGGTGTAGGGCGATTAGGGATTACGATGGTGTGTTGTTTTGACATTATAGTTTTCTACGACTTTATGTTGTTTGATAAACTCGTAACACGAGTTTATCAATTTCTAGTTCGCCGTGTGTCCGCAAGTGGTACTTGCCCCAACGCAGGTCAGCGTCTGTGAGTATAATGTGTGTCTGGCTGGGGTTGAGTCCACTGCGAACACATTCGTGTCCTAGTTTGGCTAGGGTTCGGGAACGGTCATTGTTGGGCAGTGGACCATCACGCCAGATGACCTTTCCTAGGGCGCTGAGAGGGCGCATGGCGTCTGGTAGGGACTCACATGGCACATAGTCTGTGTTATGGGCTGTGGGGGCTACTGGGGGCTTGTAGAAGGAGGCTATACGGGCAATGGTGTCTGGGTGTGTGAGGTGGGCTTCGGCATCGTCAAGAAAGGCGTCAAGAGAGATTGGTGTTTCGTCATCGGTGATGACACGGCGATTAGGGATTGTCAAGTCATTATAGTTTGGATATGGGAGGCGGACATAGTTGCCGTATTGTGCGGTACTCGCCAGTGATTCTTGTTTGGGGTTTACTTCACGGGCTTCATAATCTGCAACCTGATGCGCAGCCAACAGCATGCGCCTCATGTCTCGTGCCAAGACTGGCTCGGATGCGAACACCCAAACATGGTAGCCCTTGCTACGGGACTTCTCAATATAGGCGTGGACACCTGCAGCAGCGAGTGAGTCACGGATTGAGATTGTGCTTTTAAGGTCACCTGTGTCAATGTCCGTGCATCCCCACACTGTGTACCAGTCGTTCTTTAGGGGCACCATGGGGTAAACACCGATTGGTGTTTCCCCCATCAAATGATTATGGAACACTTCACGAGTTAGCGGTTGCTTAACGCATGAGCCTGTTTCGCTTCCGTAAACATCGCCTCTTCCACGGAATAGTTTTATGTATCTGTCTAGTGTTGTTGCTTCCATGGTTATATCCAATCGTCATCGGCTAGTGACAGTTGCTCACCCACTGGAGGCAAGTCGGCAACTGTCGTAATGTTGGACGCAAATTCGCCGTTGCGTAATCGTGTCAGGCGTCCTGTGCCTTGTTCAATCTCAAAGTCAATGTCGTCAATGAGTCGGGACGCTGGGCGTTTACATTTGACAAGGTTGATTGTAACTGTGTTCTGATGTATTCGCAGGTCGTACTGGAGCGTGTCTAGTCGTTCAAGTAGGCGTTCGGTGTTTTTGGATGTGTCCACCCGTTCTTCTATCTCACGGATTTGTGCTTCAATGTCAAACTTTTTACGGCGCACACCAAGGACATGGGTTGCTTGCTGTTCACCACCGTAGGCACCTGAGGATATGGTCATCTTGCGTCCGTCTGCACCTGCAGAACGGGATGACTGGTGCAGTACAAGCATGGGAATATTATGGCGCTTACCGAAACTCTTGAGCGTGTTGGCTTTGGATGGGACATCTTCGCCACCGCCTTGTAGTAACTCTAGATAGTCAAACACCAACAGGGCTGGTTGTCCCCACATGTCACGCACCTCACCGAGGGCGTGTTCCATTTCGTTGAGTGTCATCATCTGGTCAAACACGGCTAGGTTCGGGAATGAATCATTCGCTGTTTCTCGTAATAACGAGATTGCTTGGTTGTCGTTGTTTGCGATTTGGCGTTCCAGAATGTCGGCAGGGATGCCGTGCATTAAACAGGTCAACTTTATAAGCGTCAATGTTTTAGGTTCGTCAGGGCAGAAGTACACAACGGACTTGTCACGGTTCGCTAAGAGTATCTGCAGGAGGAACATGGTTTTACCTGAGTGGCTGTAACCGTTGATTAGGCACATCTCGCTTGGGGCGATGCCACGCATCTCTGCGTCAATGTCGGGGAAGCCTAGGTAGATTCGTTCGCTTGGGTTTTGCGCCCAGTGCACAAAGTCGTCGGCTGCGTGGGCTAGAGGATTATAATGTTGTCTGATTTTTGGAACGACAGACAAGTCGGGCGTGGGGATTGTCTCCCCACGCCCTAATGCATCCCATCGTTCCGCATAAGTTGCGGAAGTCATATGATTATTTTTTTCCTATCGTGGTGCCCAAAAGGCATCGTTTCCTGTGGTTGATTTAAACCAAGGGCGCTTTGGATTAGCGGCTACTGTGTTGCGGTTATCCCACACTTCGTTTACGCCTTTAACGGCACAAGCCTCGTTCAGCCATGCAGGGATTGGTCCGTGCTGTTCGCCTTTGATGCGTACAGTGAATCCTGTTCCTGTGGATGACGCTGTTGCGGTTGGGAAAGCGTTGGTGAATACCGCTTCGTCCTGTGCTACTGCTTGTGGTGTCGGGAATGACTGCGCCACTGGGGTGGCTACGGCTGGTGCTGTTGCAGTGGACAAACCTTGTGACGGTAAAATGATGTCACAAACTGAATCGTATGCTTCGGCAAAAGCCATAATGTTGGATGACAGGTTATCTGTCTTGGGTGTCAATTCGGACGCTATCTTAGCGCAAACCTGCATGATGATGGATTGGTCTTTACTGACCATTGGGTACACTCCTTGTGGTAGTGGTTGTTGTTGGAGATTGTAAATTACTAGTTCGCACTTTGTCACTTTCTTGTGCGGTAGCAATCATGTTGAGACATGCTAAGTATCCTACTGCATCCACGAGACTATCGTGGTGCAGAATTCCGTTTTCTTCGTTGGTACGAAGTCTAGCAAATTTCACGGACAACATAAACATAATCGCTTGGCGCACTGTCAGTTTTACTCCTGTGAAAGATTCAAAGATGGCTACAACTTTGGTGTAGTCATGCAAGGGGTGGCTGTAGGATTTTTTTCTGTCGCCAGTAACAAGCCCGTAGGCTTCCAGTACGATTTCCGCACCTGCTGTGTCCTCGCTCATATTGCAACCTTATAATATGGCAGCGACAGTTGCGTTTCTGTCAAGCGCGCACCTTTACACAGGTTCCAGTAGTCACACCACGACGCACTGCACAAAGCAGTGGTGTCGTTCATAATCCAGTTTTGGTTCGTGACGCCAATGTGTAGCGCCATTTGAATGGCGGGCTTCACATTGTGGCGTAGCCATTCTTCATGGTCGGCAGTTCGTGACATGTAAACGATTTGGTGCTTAGGTTTTTCCTGTCGCACCATTACGCCATAACGAAAGTCCACTGGATATTCGCATTTCTTTATAGAAACCAACGCAGCCGAGTACACGGTTGCTTGAATGGATTGAGCCTGCTTCTCTTTCGCATAATATGCACGGCTGGATGTTTTCCAATCCCAGATGACACCATTCGGGTCAACATAATCCATGGTGCCCTCGCACCACACTTCCCACTCGCCGACTGTAAGCCCTAGTGGGAACTTGAACTTCCATTCTATATCACCACCGAGGCACACTTCTGGCAGGATATTGTCAACGAACGCTTGAGCCATGCCACGAATTTGCCCTTCGGATTCCTCAGGTTTTAGGTTGGTGGTTTTGTATGGTTCCAACTTGAGTTGCTCCCAATGTTCCAACGCAAGGTCTGCGATGGTCATAGGGTTGGCACCTGCAAGCACTTGTTCAATTCCGTAATGCAACGCTGTACCCATAATGGTGGCGTCGCTTGAGCCTGACATTTCTGGTTTGTCTAGTTTGAATCTAGCCCTTTCAGGGCAGATTACTAGGTCGTTCAGCCAAGACTGGCGTACATACACACGCTTTGTTTCTAAGTCAAATCTCATTTAGTTTCTTTCTATAGTAATAGTATTGCATGGACAACGATAGGCAATGGTTCTAATACCATTGCTATAGACAGTATAGTTATTGTAACGCACGGGTCAGCCCATTGTCCTTGTCCTGCGTTTTGTGATTGCACTTGGCGTGTATTGCACTCCTGTTTCTGTAACAATTATTTCCATAATTGTTGCAGCATTATAATCAGGATTCATACACAACTCGTTTAGCAACACTCTGGCTTTCGCTTTTGCTGTGTCTTTTTCTTTTGACTTGAACAAGTGAGCAAGACCACGGACATTGCCAAATGGTATGTCTAACTTTTGGGCTATAACTTTACGAGAAACCCCTAGTTTCATTAGTCTTTCTAGTTCGTCAATACGCTCAAATGTCCACTCTTTAGAACCACGATTAGCGGTCAAAGCGTTCATGGCTTCTTGACAGTCAAGCCCAAGGTGTCGTATAACGCCACTGAGTGTGACTCCCTTTTTGTCCATGCAAGATTGTATAGCCTCTCGTGTCTTTCCCCAACGAGTGAATGTGGGTTCCGTGGCGTCAATGACGACATCGGTATCCACAACAGCATACAATTCCTGTTCAGCATGTAACGCATCCCAATACTCAACCATGTCTGTGAAGTAGTCAAGCATGCTGAGCCTGTTCCACGGTACGCCGTAGCCCTGTATTTCGCACACTCTGGAACCCATAAACAAGTCCGCTACACCATCACGGATGCAATCCGCCAGTGGTGGTAGTGGGTTTATAATCTTTACATCGCATAAACACGCCGAAGAATGTTCTGCGACCCCGCAGCCAATTTCTGTTTCCATTATACTTTCAATCCTGACACACGAGTCATAACCGTATAGCCTTCACCGATGTGGTTGTGGCATGTAGGTGGTGCTGTCATGTTGAGATAGATATGCACAATCGCATTGCATCTACTGCATGACCACACCCCCTTACGAAACACCTCAGGTTTTTTTGTTGGTTTGTTTGCGCTAGACATTAGTAGTCTCCTCTCTTGGCGAAGTCCTGAATGAATTCACGGACATCATCGGGGCATTGTGGCATGTCCGCAACTTTCTGCATAATCGCAATCAACTGCGCTTCAGGTTCCGTGTTGTCGGTACCGTTCACGGATGCTTCATGCAGATTATGAATGACACGGTCTGCTTCAGACTTGGTTGTCATGCCTGAATGAATTGCTAACTCCATAATGGCAGAGACAACCACGCTTGTGTTGTAGGCAACGGCTACACCCTCAAGCAGTTCTGTTGTGATGGACTCAACCATCTCGGCAGGCATGTCGTAGTTGTCACCATCACGCTCACCGTCAGGAGACAAACCCCACAACAGCACACAATCACCGACAAGGTCACGACCAAAAAGCGCACTAGCGAGGTAGTTATATTCCAACCCGATTAGTAGCCCCTCATCATGCACATAGCCCTCAAAGGAAACATCATCACGACCCACATTTGTGGACACACAATCAAAGTTACCTCCGACATATTTTTGGATATCTTTATATCCATCCACCAGAATGTGTTGCGGCTCAACGCAAGCACCTGACGGCAGGAACAATCCCGATACTAAATTTGACATTACAATAACCTCCAGTTATTTTTTCTTGTTGGCTTGTGCCAACATAGACTTGTAAGTGTATTTCACACTTGCGAATAGCAATCTGGTAGAACCCACCAGAATTATAAATGTAAGAAACAAAGACCCCAAAGAGCCTGTATTCATTGACCAATTTGACTTGTTGAAGAACTCCATAGCAACACATGATGTGAAGAATAATGTTAGCACAAACCAACACACACCGACAGACACTATGTGTGGTATCGGCGCTTCATAACGGTACTCGTCCATCACTTGACCACCTTTACAGCGTGCCAATCAAGGTATTCCTCTTTGGCATTTTCCGCAACAAAAGTCATAAAGTTTTTGACATCATCCCATGTCCAATCAGAGGCATCCCACTGTTTGTCCACGCCTTCAATGAGGGACGGGCTGAAAGCCCACGCCCCCATCTTTTCGTTATACCCAATGTATGTAGGGCTGTTTTCTGTTTTCATTGCATTTCCTCCAAATATCCTGAACCGCCAATGTCGGTCAGGTTTGTGTGGATTATGACCTGTCCGTCATCATCCACGCTTATTGTAGCGTTGGGAGCCACTGACAGCAGTAGCGTCAGCACCTCTTGGTATGTTGTTTTCATTTCTTTTTCCTTTTCTAGGGTTTCTAATAGTGCCAAACAATGGCGACACTCGCCATTGGATGAGCAGTAACAATAATCTGGGTATTCCATAATCAGTCTTTCATTCCGTTATCAACATATGACGCCATGCTTACCATCGTGGCAAGTACTTGTGCCTTGAGATTCCAAATAGAATCCTTTAGCGCATCTAGCGACCAATCTTCCAATGGCTCCCACACCATGCAATACTCGTTTTCGTCTAGCAGACGCCCAAGGTTGTTATAAACATCCATGGGTGACATATCTTCGGGCAACTCTACAAGGTGCCATTCCAAAGAAACCTGCATTGCTTCTCGTTGGTATTTTGTTTCTAACTTGTTCATCGTGAACCTTCCTTTTTATAATCAGTGACAGAACCATTCTGCCACTGCTCTATTGCTTCATCCTGACCACAAGACGGACACACCATCGTGGTGTTGTCCAGTCGTGACAATGCTGTCCGTGGTGGATACATGTATGACTCACAGCGTGGACAAACCAAGCGTGGGTTATAGGTTGATGGGGTACGCATTATTTTATGCCTGTCTTTCTTGTTGTATCTAAACGATGCAGTTCTTCCATGATGGAATACAACTCCGCTTTTATAGCCTCTGCATCCTCACACTCTGGCAGTACCAGTGTATTAGCAAGGACATAATCGTCAATGTTTACTGACTTTTTCATTGTGTTTCTACTTTCTCATTATGGGAATCTTCCCATGATGCTATTTGTTTGGCGTCTTTCAACACCCACTTACAAGCACTAGCCTTATTGCTAAAGCCGTAAGTATGTTCGTATTCGTTACAGAACTGCCCACCATCACGGTACGCATCCTCGTAACGAATCACAAACCATTTGCCACCATCACCAAGGCACACATAATATATGCATCCAATGGCTGGCATGTCCATTTTATAATCGGCACTCATTCTGCCAACCCCAATCCCTGAACAGTGCTGAGCACCCAAGCGAACGGGTCTTTCACAATGTCGCCACGACCATCCTGCAGTTTTTCTACAACCACATCATAATCCTGAATTTTTGTGTACGCCATGTCGTGTGGGTAGCCATAACCACTGCCGACACTAGTAGCCCGTTGCTCGCTGGCAGTGGCTGATTGTTCCTGCACCGAGAATGTCAATCGGCGTAGCATCGCAGGATGAGCCATTGAGAACATTACGCTGTCAATGTCAAGGTGGTCATTGCTGTCATGCAATTTGACCACCGTAGAATATGCCTTGCTGTCGTTGCCTTCAATGCATGATTCCCACCACAACTCAACACCCACACCCATTTTGTGGATAGTCTCAAGCAGTGCAACCACAGCAACGCCACGGGCTATAATGTCTGACGCCAATATGCTTGCCGATGCTGTACCTCCAACGATTATTTTTACAACACGCCCCATGGTTGACGATGATTCAGGGAGGAACTCAAGCATACACTCAGGCTCGCCAGTGACGAAACGCCCCATGTCCACCGATGAGCCGCTTGTGGCGTACTCGGTCACATAATGTTCGCTGAACTTCATGTCTAGGCGTTCGGTCACCTTGTCAAGGATGCTGTCCACATCGCTACGGATAGCGCCATAACCATTACGGGCTACATCACACGCCTCGCTGAGCGTCTTGGTGTCACCCTGCCATGACACACCATCGTCAAAGGTTTCCTTCTTGTTAGACGACTTAGGTGCCTCATTAGCCATGGCGTACTTAGCGAACTCGCCAAGTGAGCCGAACACCTCATAATGATGTTTCGGGATGTTATTTATAATTTGCATAATATTCTCCTATTTGCTTTCGTTACTTACAGTGACAAGCCCATGAGAATTTTCTCACAAGCCTCAGGGGTTGCGCCCTTGGTGATGGTTGCCTCAACAACCTCACCGAGATTATAGACACCGTCATGGCGGAGCATCTTGGCACCGTACACCGTGGCACGAGGTGACACCACGACATGCAGACCATAGGTGGACACATTCTTACGGGCTACTCGTACAATGTTGAGCCATTTGGCGGACATTGAAGCGTCAAGCCCTACTGCATCCAACATCGCCTGTTCAATGTTCTCATCGTATGTGATGGTGAGGTTAGCGAAGCGATTCAGGAAAGCCTCATCCAATGGGTTACGCCCCACATACTTAGCGTTAGCGCCATGACCAAAGGTGTTGGCGGTAGCGATAAGCACAAAGGCATCATGGCGCTTGACCATGCCATCAGGGAACGCCATGAACGAGTTACTGAGCGCACTGTTGAGCACTGTGAGGACATTCGGGTTACCGTTGTCCACCTCATCCAGTAGGAACACGCCACCCAACTCAAAACGCTTGCGGAATTCCGTAGTGACATAATCGCCAGTGGCAGACATATAACCAAGTAGCGAAGATTCCGTAGATTGGCTACTGCATGACTTAGACGAGAACGCCACACCTAGCGCCTTGGACACTTGCTCTGCGATGTGTGACTTTCCTGTCCCTGCCTCACCTACAAGATAGGTAGGTGTGCCATCACTGATGTTCGCCAATACCTTGGGGAACATGTGATGTTGTACCCCATCCATAATCTTTATCTCATGATTAGGAATGTGGATATGGGTAATTTTGGGCTGTAATCTTGCCACGGTATCGGTGAGGACGCCTAGCGATTCTGTCACATCAGCGAATGACGCAAGGGCAGGAGCCATGGCGTCATTGACGATTGCACCGATTGCCTCAGTATCTGGGGCAGGATTATAACCATCCAGAACTTCCGTGACGATGTCACGCAGTACCGCATCTATGCCAGTGGCAGGTGCCTTGGGTGTTGATGGTACGGGTTTGGGTGTTGTAGCCACGATGGGTACATCCTTTGGTGTTGGGGTAGGTGAGCCATAAAGTTTGGCACACTGTGAATTCCACGCTTGAAGCAATTCAGCAAGCGACCAGCGCATCGCTGGCATGCCAGTGAACTTGAAGCCACTATAATTTAGTGCTGCAATTTGCCCCATTTTGGATAGGAAACTGAATCGGTCAGTCCGTTCACGGGTTGACCCGAACTCATGGTAGGTGACACGCTCCGTGGCGTAGTCAATGGATAGGACGATTGGCATTTTGTTAGCCATTTTATTTACCTCCGTAAATAGATAAGAGTAATAGTAGGGATAAGGACATTATAGGCTAGGACAACCTAGCGAGTGGACACCGTAGCGCCAGTGATGGTGTTCACATAGCGTGGGTTGCCACCGTCACGCTTGAAGCGCAAGTCTGAGCCATGCTGAGCCAGTAACTGATTCATAGCCTTCTGGTCACTCACTGAGCCATGGCCAACAGACACAACACCTAGCCACCATGAGCCGTCATCATCATTATGCACATACTCAGCCATGAGAGTGGTGTAATGAAACAAGGCACGAACCACGCCCATATCGTCCACACTGTCCACGATAGTCCATGATGATGCCTTACGGGTCTTGCCCTTGGCGAATGGTGTCACAAGTGGTGACAAGTCTGTAATTTTCATAATATTCTCCTTATGAATCAACGACTAGCGGAATTGCTAGAGTGTTGGAACCACACCACGGAATTGCACCGTGACGAACCCGCTAGGGTGTGGACGGTAATTGTGGATGCTACGACATGAACATTATGTCCATGCTACATCTGCGATTACCACGCAAGAATGGCACATACCGTGAGGCTTATCTTCACGCCACACGGTACCCATTATGAGACACGGCATCAGCACCCATTGTGCCCACCGTGTCCCTAATCACTTACGCCATGCCACCGTAACCATGAATCCACACTACTCTCGTGAACTGTTACGACATTATGACGCCAACCTCAGCACCTCAGCCATGACCATGAGCCATGCATCGCTGTACTAAGCGCCGTGGCAGTGCATCATCCCGATAGCACCACAACACGGCACCACTAGGCATCCCGTGACTAGTGGCGAACGACACCACGAAAGTAGTGCCGAACAACCAATACAGTAAGGGCATCAATTCCGAATTACTACGACTCATAACGAAACTAACTACCGAAACATCCGCAAACCCTTATGGCATATAGGAAAGATTTTTTTTATTTTTTTTCATTTCCTCGCCTACATGCGCCCCAACACGACGAGAATCGTCGCCCATAGCCACGCAATACCCACCGCATAATGCGCACCGTATCGCACATCAGAACTGTGTGCATGACGCATACCCGCATGACCTGAACATGCCTCCATCATGCACGCATTATGTGCACATTGCTCACCATTATAGCCAGCAATAGGGGCGCTAGGTACAATAGCGAACAGTTATAATCATTGACCATCATGGTCTAGCCTCGCATGGGGGGGAGGCACGGGGGGGTGCGCCCCCACTCGTGTATAAGTAATATAGAACCAATTCCGAGGGCGTCTATTTTTGGGACTAGGGGTACCTACAGAGGGGGGCACCCTTCTTGCAATAGGGGGGTGGATGAATGTCCATGCTACCTATATGGCGTATGGGTTTGATACCCTAGGTTGGCTCTCCCCCTTGGGATTGAACCAAGACTTGACGGATTAACAGTCCGTTGCACTGCCGTTATGCTAGAGGAGAAGGTGTCTTGTTAGCAGTCCCACTTACGCAAAGCGAGGGCTTTGCGGGTGGGGCGTCCTTTGGTGTCTTTTAGTGGTCCTTTGGATGCGCCCATTCTGGCGCAGAAGGAGTCTCGTCGTGCTGCTGCTTTGGGTGATTTGGCTGCTTGTTTGGCTGACACGGGTGGCTTTAGTGTTCCACCTGTTTGTGCTTTGTAGGATGCCCGTCCTTTGGCGTTGAGTCCGCCTGCTGGGTTTTTGCCTTCGGCTCTTGTCCATGCTGGGGTGGTTTTCTTTTTGGCTGCCATTACTGTCCTAGGTTTTATAGTCTGGTGATGCTGGTAATCCAGCCGATTGGAATATGGTTTATGTCGCCAACACATTCTGGTGTTGGCATCTCTGCTTCAAAGATTGTACCCACCACAGTCAGGTAACCTTCTTGGCAGTCATGCCAGATTCTCCCTAGGGTGGTTGCTTCGGAGTTGCGTGGCTCATAGTCTTGAGTGTCATGCCAGCCTGACGCTGGGCAGTAAGCATCTTGCCATTTGACTCGTACTTCGGTCCAGTCGGGGATTGCTTTGATTTCTTGTGGTGTCATTAGTCTAGGTCCTTGTCTGTCCTCAGAGTCCAAAAGGAGATGACTGTCCCCAATACTAGGACTATTGTGGTCAAGTAGGTTGTTAAATTTAAAGTCCATTTTACTATTTGTTTCACTTGGTTGTCCACGCCTCTATTGTACTGTTACGCAATACCACCTACTGGGTGGTATTGCTCTATAGTACTATAGAACTATCCTTTGACTGAACCTGATGGCTTACTCGTCTGGGGGACTCGCAACCCACAAGGTTGCTTAACCCCCCCTATAATCCCCCCCTTGTTCCCTAGCAGAGAGTAGTCATCCGACCACTCTCCGTGGTCGCCAAGGAACAAACCCAACATCTATATGTCTGAAAATATTATTGACGAACGCCAAGAAAAATACATGAACTGGTTGTTGGTACCCGCCCCCATGCGTGTACCATCCACAACAGAAGCCTACGCCAAAGAAAATGGCATGGACACCTCAACCCTAAGACGCTGGATGAAGAAACCCGTTTTTAAAAACGAATGGCAAAAACGAGTAGAAGAACTACAAGGTTCCCCAGAACGAACCCAGAAACTATTGGACTCTGTTTATCAGCGTGCTCTGGGCGGGGACAACAAAGCAGCACAACTCTATCTGCAGGCTACAAACCGTTTGGCTCCTACACAGGTGACGGTAAACCACACCCAGTCTTTGGCTGAGATTAGTGACAAAGACCTTGAGGATTTGATTGCTAGTATGGCTGTGACTGAGCAGACTGCCCGTTTGGATGCAGGTAATGGTTGAGTGCCCTAAGTGTGGCTGTGAGTACCCATCTAGTCTTAGAGAGTGCCCTGAGTGCTGGTTTGAAGAAGAACCCCGCAAGGTTCACCATATGCGTGACTCCGATTAAGGAACAGGTTCCCTACTAGTATGGTGCCCGCAACTCAAAATATTAAGATTACTCGTGGTGATACCGAGATTTTTGTTTTCTCATTCAAAAATGCTGATGGTACGGCTATGAACTTGACGGGTTCTGTTTTTGCTAGTCAGATTCGTTATACCTATGATTCGGCTACTGTTGCTGCATCTTTTGCTTGTGCGGTTACAAACGCTCTTGGTGGTGAAGTTACTTTGACATTGTCTGCTACTTCGTCTGCGCTTATAACTGTGGGTGTTGCCCAGTGGGACTTGCAGCGAACTGTTGATGGAGTTGTTACTACTATTCTTAGTGGTAAATGTACTGTTTTGCCTGATGTAACTAGGCTGTAAAGCCAATGCCAACCACTACTAATTATACGGTTCAAATTGGCGCTCCCGCCAATTATGTTTTAAATGTTGACGCTACTTCTAATTACAGCGTTAAACTGGCTAATGCTGTTGCTGGGAATATAACAACTGGTTTAATCTCCGTTGTCTCCGCCGCTAATGTGGGTCCTGTCGGACCCCAAGGTTTACAGGGCGTTACGGGTCTTACTGGTTTAACTGGTATTCAAGGAATACAGGGAATCCAAGGACCAATCGGCAATACTGGCGCTACAGGCAATACGGGTCCTATTGGTGCTACGGGCGATACTGGTCCTACGGGACCCACTGGTTCTCAAGGCATTCAAGGTATTCAAGGACCAATAGGAGCCACAGGCTCCACAGGACCCACTGGGACGGCTGCTACGGTCACTGTAGGGTCAACCACGACTGGAGCCGCAGGAACATCTGCAACAGTCGCCAATAGTGGCAATACTGCCGCAGCAATTTTTAACTTTGTAATTCCACAAGGAGACACTGGTGCTACAGGCGCACAAGGTATTCAGGGTATTCAAGGAATTCAAGGTCCTATAGGTAACACAGGCGCTACAGGCGCTACAGGAGCCACTGGCGCAACTGGTGCTGCAAGCACCGTTGCTGGACCTACGGGTCCACAAGGACAATCATCTACTTTCTATAATTACCAGATTAAAACTAGCAGCACTAGCGGCAACCCTCTTAGTGGTCATATTTCCTATAATAATGCTACACAAATAAGTGCTACACAGTTTCAAATTAACCATCTGGATGATTTGGGTAACGATATTGATTTGTTTCTTGGGTTTCTTAAAACAAACGACAGAATATATATTCAAGACCAAAACAACTCTACTAATTCACAGACTTGGACTGTTAGTGGTACACCTACTGATTATGGTAACTCTTATCTAGATATTCCTGTTACTTATGTTTCTTCTACTGGTACAGGTACAACAGGGTTCTCTAACAATCATCAGGTAATTTTTGTCATCGCACCTATTGGTATTCAGGGTCCTGCTGGACCTACGGGTCCTGCTGGACCGACTGGACCTACAGGTCCTGCTGGGGCAACAGGGGCTACTGGTGCGCAAGGTATCCAAGGCATCCAAGGAACTACTGGCTCTACTGGTACTGCTGGAACTAATGGTGCTGCAGCAACAATATCTGTAGGTACCACAACTACAGGTACGGCTGGTTCTTCAGCGTCTGTAACCAATAGTGGTACTTCTTCTGCTGCTGTTTTTGACTTTACTGTTCCTACGGGTGCTACTGGTGCTACTGGGGCTACTGGTGCGCAAGGTATTCAAGGTATCCAAGGAATTCAGGGCAACACGGGTGCAACTGGTCCTACGGGTGGTTTTTCGCTAGCCCAAACAGTTGCCACGCAATCTGCAAGTTTAAACCCTGTTCCTACGGCTGATGCTGGTAAATTTTATTATTGCACTAACACTTCAGGAATTACTCTAACTTTAACCACCGCTACTGCATTGTCCGTAGGACAAAGTATTGATGTTCTTCGTTATGGTTCTGGTGCGGTTACTATTGCTGGGAGTGGTGTGACGGTTGTTGGTACTCCTGCTTTGACTTTGCGTGCCCAGTATTCGGCAGCCACAATTTTTTGTGTTGCTACCAACTCGTATGTTGTTATTGGTGATTTGGGTTAAACATGCCAATCCGCCGTGGATTTTTTGGTGGTGCAATAAATCTTTTACCCGAAGTAACTATCAATGCAGCAACTAGTGTTACGGAAAGCCGTGCAACTTTTAACGCTACGATTAATGGAAACCTAGCCAACACGACTATTGTGTTTCATTACAGTACGGCTTCTAACTTTAGTTCTTTTACTTCCGTTGCGGGTTCTGGGTCTGGTACTGGTTCTTTTTCTTCTAGCGCAACTGTTGCTGGGTTAACAAAAGCAACAGTGCTTGATGCGGCTGCAACTACATATTATGTTCGTGCTGTAGTAACATCCAGTATTGGTTCTGTTACTTCTGGTACTACTTCGTTTGCAACTTGGACTTTAAGACAAGTTGTTTCTGCTACCAGTAGTTCTTTCACTGTTCCTACGGTTGCTGGCGTAAACCCTGCCAATATTCCTGTTCTTGTTTTAATTGGTGGAGGCGGCGGCGGTGCTTATGGCGGTGGAGGTGGCGCTGGTGGTCTTGTTGTAAGAAGCAATGTTCCTTTTACTGGACCTAATGGTACATTGTCTTGGTCTTGTGGTGGTGGTGCAGGACCAGGAGGCACAGGAGGAGGCAATGGAGGCAGTGGTACAAGTAGCACTTTAAGTGGTATAAACTTTAACGCTGTTAGTGCTGGCGGTGGCGAAGGTGGCTATTACCTAGGTAGAGGTGGAAATCTTGGTGCTGGAGATGGACCTGCTTACACAGGCGGCTCTGTTCATGTTATAAACAATAAAGGTACGCTTAATTATTGGGGCGGCGGCGGTGCAGGAATGGATGGCAACGGTGGCAACGCAGTATTGAATGCTGCAGGTGCTGGTGGACCAGGAAATGGTTTTTGGGGTAACGGTGGCGGCGGTGGTGGTGTGAAAAACGCCAACGGTTCTCAGGTTGGCGCTAACGCAGCCGTTTACAATATTGGGCGTGGTGGTCAAGGTGGCGCAAACAACGCTACAGGTTCAGACCGTGCTGCTACCTCTGGTGGTACAGGCATTGTTGTCTTTCAATACTACGGACCATAGGAGACATTATGGAAACAAAAACTTACAACATAGATAATTTCAAACATCACAATTTTTTTTATATGCTTGACAGCATCACAGATGAATCCGTGAAACTGTTTCGCAGAACACCTGCTGGTGACGAAGAATATATTCACTACGACTTGAACCGTATGCCTGATGGAAAACTACTTGTATCTTTTTATCATTATTGGAATATCCAAACAGTCCACAGTTTTGTTGCTAAATGCGGAGACAAAGAAGAGTATGTCAGCGCAATACCTTTTGAACGGGTGGCTCAATATTTGAACCCTGCTTTGGATTATCAGAACAGAGGCATTTTCTATTTTATGAACTCTAAACCAATATATGAGGATGCTGATAGTTGGCGTTGTGACAATACTTTTTATGGTCCTGAACGATATTTGACTGCTGGAACCAAACCATATTATTCAGGTTGGAAAGCGGAAGATGTTTTAATTTACGAACCAATAATTAATATAAGTGGAGTTGCAAATCTTGTATATGCTCATGTTAAAGATGATGAATCCGCAAAGGATTATTTTATTAATAGTGACCCATTTCCTCAGTCTGCGGCTACCTTGTCTGAGATGTTTCGTTTAATAACTGAATGGGCGATATTGGCTGAAGTGCCTTTTAATGGTATTGACCCTATTATTTTGGATGCTAAAAAGTTTATTAATGAAATAGGTTTTAATAGTATATTTGTTTCTGACCAGACTAATATGCAGGTTGCGCAATATCTTATGGGTAATACAAATGCTCGTAGGCGACCTGATGATGTTGTCGCAACTAATGAGTATTTGCTTAATTTTGTTAAAACAAAAA